CGCGAATTCAATGACTAAAAAATGGATAATCAAAGAACCCGCCCATGGTAGAGGCGAAACTCCAGTTACAAAGCACGTAACCAAAGAAGTGAGAGAATGTATAAGAGTGCTTGTCGATGTGTGCCGAATCTATGGGTTTCGTGGTAATGCACAACTAGAGTCATCAGAAAATCATTGGATGAATCTAGTAACCACTGTCAATGGAGATTGGATGAAAGTTGCAAAATACAAACTTTCAGCATTCTTTGCTTCTCATATGAGTCAAAGACTTCCAACTCCACCCTTCTCCCCCGAACTAGATAAACCCCACCAAATACTTGGTGGAAACCTAGGTCGATTTATCCGAATATACCTAAAAGAAAGTATAGAGGATAACAGGGTCTCCTTCTTACAATCAATATTGCAAAGTAAGAAAGGAATGCCAAGAGCATCAAAATTAAAGCTCAAGGAAAAAGAAGAGGAGACAGTGATAAAATTAACCACAAAACCCACTGAAAAATCGGGGAACTTCGAAATCCTAGTCAAAGAATGGGGGCTAGTTGAGAGATACGAAAAGCTAGGTCTAAACCTGGAGCTAACAAAAGCATCCATGGTTTTAGAACTGAAAAGAAGAGTAAAGGAGCTATTCCACGGTGACAAAATCACCACTGGAATGAGAACCCAGGCCTTCTTTCCCTCTACATCTGCCAATTATATAAATAATCGGAAGAATGCAGGAGCAATAGGATCAATCCTAGAACACCCAAAACTATTAACCGGACTAAGATTCCCGAATGGAACACTCAACACTTATACAACGAGAGAGAGAAAAGGGAAGGAGGAAAGAGAAGATGAAGCCGAAATGTTCGTGATACAGGACGAAACGCGATTCAACAAGAACTTTGAAACGCTCTGGTTAAGATTACTGGGAGAAGCAGCGCACGAAGAAGCGCATGCCGAACCAGTAGCATTAGCCGAAGCGTTAAAAATTCGAGTAATCACGAAGGGTCCACCATTTCAGCAAACTGTTCTGCGTAACCTTTGGAAGTTCCTTCACTCTAGGCTCCGAAAGCATAGGACATTCGTTCTAATAGGAACACCCGTCACAGAGGAGATAATACTCAACTCTATGGGGGCGAAACTAAAAGACAATGAACTATACTTATCAGGCGACTATGAAGCGGCAACGGACAATCTGGAAAGTTGGGTCTCAGAGACAATAGCAAACGCTATATCAGAT